GTTAAACGCCGCTGGTTATGCAAGCCGCATGATTGAAGCCGAAAGCATTATCGGCCAAGCGCCATCGCAAGCGCAGCGCGCAGGAACTATTGCAACCGCGGTTGGCGCAATTCCGCTTGTTGGTGGCGTTGCAGAGCGATCATTGATGACGCCAGCGCAGCAACAAGTGCGCCAGGCGCAAGAAGACTGGGTGCGCTCAAAACTTCGTAAAGAATCAGGCGCCGTGATTGGCGATGAAGAGATGGCGCGTGAAATAAAAACTTATTTCCCGCAAATCGGTGATTCGCCAGAAGTGATTGCTCAAAAGTCACGCTCAAGACAGATTGCAATTAACGCCATGAAAACATCCGCTGGCAATGCTATGTCACAGGTTCAAGCCGTTCCGCCACAAGCGCCACCGTCATCAGGAAAGCGCTATAAGTGGGAGAACGGGCGTTTGGTGGAGTATTGATCATGGCAAAAACCGTTGAAATACCAAACATTGGATCGGTTGATTTTCCTGATGACATGGCCAATCAAGACATTGAAAAGGCCATTCGCCAAATAATCGTTGATCGCTCTCCAGTACAACAAGCACTTCAGCAATCTAGGCAAGCGCAACAAGTATCACCACCATCGGCTGGCGGCATTGGAAGGCAGTTAGGACTTACAGCAAGAGCCGCCATCACGGGTGCCGCATCACTGCCAACCATGTTTGCAGATCCTTTGGTGGCGTTAATGAATGCAGCGGCAGGGCGCCAAATTGCCACGCCGCCATCGCAATCACTTCAAGGATTGCTTACAGCGGCAGGACTGCCGGAGGCAGAAACGCCGCAAGAGCGCATATCGCAAGATGTTGCGCAAGCACTTACTGGCACAGGCGCGCTTGCCGGTGGCGCTCGCTTGGCATCGCAAGCCGTGACATCACCCGTTTCAAGGGAAGTATTAAGGACGCTTGCGACAGACCCGCGAACGCAAGCCATTGCCGCTGGCACAGGCGCCACTGCCGCTAGTCTAGGGCGCGAAGAAGGGCTTGGACCTTTGGCGCAACTAGGCCTTGGCGTTATTGGTTCCGTTGCACCAGGTACAGCGCCAATCGTTGGAAGAAACGTTGCGCAGCGTGCAAGGCAAGTTGTATCGCCATTCACGCAAGAAGGTAGAGAAGTGATTGCCGGTCAAGTGTTGCAACGTTCCGCCACGAATCCTGAGCGCGCACAACAAGCGCTTTTGCGTGCGCAAGAGTATGTGCCTGGCTCACGCCCCATGACTGCTGAAGCGTCCATGGACCCTGGCTTGATGGCGCTGCAAAACCCATTAGCAATGGCGCTTGATGCTCAAAACTTAATTGGCCAGCGCATATCGCAAAACAATGCAGTAAGAATGCAGTTGTTAAACCGTTTATCTGGCGGTGGGCCGGAGGCAATCGCCGCGGCAGAAACCAAACGTTCAGCGGTTACAGCGCCCATGCGTGAAGCGGCATTCGCCAAATCACTGAATGAATTTGGACCTGTTGCAACGACACCCATCACTGCTGCCGTTAAAAATGTACTGTCTGGCGCAACAGGTAATCGCCAACCCGTTGAAAAAGCCATGACGTGGTTACGCGGACGCATTGAGAACGCTGGCGATACGCCAGAGCGCATTTACAACGTCCGCAAGGACATTAATGACGCCATATCAGGTGCGCTTGAAAAGTCTGATCCTGGCCTGCGTTTGGCGTCACGCGAATTGATTGCAGTGCGTGATGTTTTAGATGATGTGCTTGAGTCAGCATCGCCAGGATTTAAGGATTACTTGTCGCAATACTCAAAGATGAGTAGGCCGATTGACCAAATGCGTGTGTTGCAAGAAGTTAAGGCTAGTTCAACTATGGCAGCGCCAGACGTGACAACGGGTATGGATATATTCAGCCAGGCCAAGTTACGCCAACAGTTAAGATCACGCGCCGAAGAGCTTGGCAAGACGCTCTCAGAGTCACAGGCAAGGCAAGTTGACGATTTGATGCGTGATCTTAATCGTTCAGCATCCATCACATCAGCAGTGGCGCAAAGACCTGGAAGCAATACATTCAAAAACTTTTCAACCGCCAACTTGATTGGCGCTGTTTTCTCTGACGCGTTGGCGTCCAACACAACGCTTCGCACGCTGGCGCGTCCACTTGATTTTCTTTACAAACTACCTGATGAGCAAATTTCACGCTTGATGGTTGAAGCAATGCTTGATCCAAAGTTGGCGGCTCAAATGATGCAGAAAGCTACCACGATGAGCATCAAACCCGTTGCAACGCAATTGCGCAGAAAGGCGCGTGAAATTGGTCTTGCGCCATACCTTGGTATTGGTGTAGAGTAGAAACCGGAACTCCCTCCTGTTGGTTTTTCGACCCGCCGCTTGCGGGTCTTTTTTTTGCCGTTCGTCGGAAAAAGGTGGACACTTTCCGTTTTAAGGTGATAAATGGAAAGTTATGAAAAAACTCATTGTTGGCATTGATCCTGGTATTAGCGGTGGCATTGCCACGCTGGACGGTAAAAAACTTGTTGATGTGATTGACATGCCATTGGTGCAGCGCCAAGTTGGAAAGACAGTCAAAAACTTTGTGTCGCCACATGAGCTACACACACATTTGGCGGCACTAACGATTGAGCATGATGTAACTGCTTACATTGAACAAGTGTCCGCCATGCCTGGCCAAGGTGTCGTTTCGATGTTTAGTTTTGGAAGGTCGCTTGGAAACATCGAAGGCGTGCTTGCATCTTTGCAGATTCCTTATCACTTCGTGCAGCCGCTAACCTGGCAGCGCAAGGTGCGCCTTACAGGCGGCAAGGATGGCGCAAGGGCATTAGCGCAACAAATGTTTCCGCAACACGCGTCGGCGTTCTCGCGCAAAAAGGATGATGGGCGCGCTGATGCCGCTTTGATTGGTCTTTATGGGGTTATGGATGAGCACACAAGAGATTGAAAACCTAAAAGAGTTGTTGAGATACACACGCCAATTGGCGGCTGAATCGGATAACAAGTTGCGCGTTGCGCGCCAATTCATTGGCCATTTAACGAGTCCTGATGATTATGGTTACGCCATCAGCGATGAAGTGAAGCGTGCAGCTCTGGCGACGCTTGAGAAGATTCGATGAAGCGCGTCTTGGTTATTGGGTCGGAAGGTTATGTTGGCAGTCAATTAGTTGCCAACATTGCCGGCGAAGTGAATGTTGTTACGTGCGATCTGAAGACGGGCATGGATTACTTAGACATGCAAACGTCAGTGTTGGCAGCGTTTGATGAGATCTTGTTTTTCGCTGGCACATCAAACGTTGCTGACGCCAAGATGGAACCGTTACGCGCCATCGCGGAAAACGTTGTGTTTCCACTAAGCCTTCTTGAGCGCATCAAACCACACACTCGCTTGATCTACGCTTCAACGGGTTCGTTGTTGTCAAAACGCGACACATCGCCAAGTGTGATTGCTGACGAGCAACGCGAAAACGCTTATGACGCTTCCAAGTTGTCATTTGACTTGGTGGCGAAATACATGGGTAAGCGCGTTGTTGGCTTGCGTATGGGAACGGTCAGCGGTTGGTCTCCAAAGATGAGATGGCACTTGATCTTTAATGCGATGAATCGTTCAGCCATAGAGCAAGGCGTTGTGCGCGTCACCAATCCAAGCGCCATGCGAAGCATCTTATTCCATGATGATTTGGCGGATCGCATCTTAGAAATCATGGATGACGATCAGGTGCAGGGATTAATTCCTGTTGCTTCTTATTCGCTCACTATTGGCGAGCTTGCCCATGAGGTTGCACATGCTCACAAAGTCCCAGTGGCGTTTGGCGAGGATGATGGCACTTATTCGTTCTCGCTCCCGACAATTCCGCAGTTGTTCTCACTTGCAGAGCGATGCGAACACTTCAAACGATCCTATGAAACGAATTACTGAATGCCTTGTCTGCCAGTCACGAGATATGAAAACCATCTTTGACCTTGGCGATCAACCACCGGCAAACGCTTTGCAAGACCACCCAAACACATTCATTCAATGCGCGCAGTTGGCAGCGCAAATGTGCAAAGACTGTACGCACGTTATGCAGAAAGTTGCTTACGACGCCAAAGCGCTGTTTGACAAATACTTGTACGTCAGCGGCACGAGCAACACGCTCAACGAATACTTTGATTGGTTCGCTAGTAACGTGGCGCGTCACTATGAAGATCAAGCTATCTTAGAGATAGCATCGAATGATGGAACGTTATTAAGAAAACTTAAGGACCGAGGTTGCAAGTACGTCGAAGGCGTCGAGCCTGCCAAGAACCTGGTGGCGCAGTCAGCCGCCAAGGGTGTATATGTCACGCAAGACTATTGGCCATTTGACACAGGCAATCAAAAGTACGGCGTGATCATCGCCATGAACGTGTTGGCGCATAACGATAAGCCGATTGACTTCTTAAAAGGCATTCATGATGCGCTTGAAGATGATGGTGTGGCGTTCATTCAAGTAAGCCAAATGCACATGCTGGAAAACGGCGAATACGATACGATTTATCACGAACATTTTTCATTCTTCACCATCACTTCGTTCAACATTGCCTGCTCGCACGCCAACATGCGTGTGGCGTGGACGCAATGCGTTAGTGTTCATGGCGGATCAATGCTTGCCGCGGTATGCAAGCGCGATGCTTATCCAGACCCAGAGCGTTTCGAGGAAGGGCGCTGGAACGTAGGAAGCATCAAGCGTTATTCATTTGCTGACGGTGCGCGTTTCACGGATGCCGTGACGCGCAATATTCAATCCATGCGATCAATCATCAAACAGGCCAAGCGTGATGGCTATATCGTGGTGATGGTTGGGTGCGCCGCCAAAGCCGTGACGTTGATGCAAGCCGTTAATGATGATCCTCACGTCATTGTGGATGAATCGCCCATGAAGATTGGCAAGTTTCTGCCGAACTCAACGCAACAAATCATTGCCTTAAGCAACGTGGCGCAGTTGCGCGAGAAGTGTTTATTCATCATTGGCGCATGGAATTTCAAGGCGGAACTCATACGAAAGTTGCAAATGCTGCGCAACTTTGAAGATTATGATTCAGTTGTTACCCCGTTTCCACAAACTTATAAGGAACCGCTTTATGGATGAATTCACGATTGATGATCAACAACCAGAGGCGCCAAAGAAACGCGCCAAGACGGTTAGTGATCTGGAGAGCAAGTATTCGCACGCGCTTGAAGATTTGAACGATTGCATTGAAACGCTCAAAGGTTTGGAGCAATACGGGCGCTTTCAAGATGCTGTAGTGCGAAGACGCGCCATTGATTGCTTGCGCCGCATTGGGCATTGGCCAGCATGAAGATCATTGTTTCAACAACAGGAAGTCAGTCACTTCACGTCATGAAAAGCAGCGTGTTTCACTACGCCAAAGGCGTACAGATCTGCATCTTTCAAGGCGTCCATGGGAACTTTGGCGATGACTACAACGCAGCGATTGACGCATTTGCTGGTGACGATGAAGGGTTTATTGTCGCCAATGATGACATCGTGCTGACGCCAACAACGATGGCGTTAATACTCGATGACGTTCAGGCGCTAAAAAAGGTTTGCAAGAACCTTGGTTTCGTGGCGGCAAGAAGTGATTTCGTTAGACCGCCACAAAACATCCGAGTGCCGCGCAACGAGGGTGACGGTATTGAAATGTGCCGCTGGAAGAGTGAAGACGCCATCAAACCCGTGGATGTGATCAGCCCGATCTTTGCTTACTTATCAGCTAAAGCGTTTGCCGAGTGCCGTTTCCCGCCGATCAATTGGTTTAGCGATGATGTGATTTGCGCTGACTTGCGAGAAAAAGGTTACAAACATTTCGTGTCGCGCGCGTATGTTCATCACGCTGGATCGCAAACCGTTGGAACGGATGTCAAGCAACTGGTTGGCGATGCAGCGCCATGGATCGTGGAGAACAGACCACAGTACGCAAAGCAATGGTTTGGGGTGGGCGCATGAAAACGACAAGAAGAATTGTTGTGATGACAAACGCGCATCCGACAGGGTTGACAGAAAACTTTGCTCGCCAAATCGCAGTGGGTTTTGCGGCTTGCGGATTTGAGCCACACATTGTCAATATCAATCAAGATTTAGACCGGCAATTTGCCGGTATAGGAACTTTACTGAGCATTGATGAGCTTTTCATTGTTGGCGCATTACCGCTTAAGGTGAAGTTGGGTGATGTTTACCTTTGGGAAGCGGCAGCAGACATGGGTAAGCGCGTGACGTATTACGTCATTGATTCATTTCATAACGATTTGAATCGCGTGTCTGAAGTCAAAGCGTACATCAAAAAGTCACGCGAGAAGGGTGCGCTGAACATCGTGTTTGCTGATGAAGTCACGCCGATTTACATGGACATCAAAGCGCCAGGCATGGGGTTTGGAGCGTTTGCAGCGCCACCGATTCAAGAAGAACCTATGTTTCCTGATCGCTTGTTGGTGTTTGGCGGCGTTGGCAATGAGCTTGCAACGATCAAAGACACGCTTAAAGAAACCGTGGCCGAGGTTCGGCAAACGATTGATCTCAAAGATGACGTTGAATTGTTTTACCCAGAGAAAAGTTTTAGCGAAAGCCATTGGAACGTTCTTAGCCATGTGATGAATATCAATGATCAATATCAACGATTGCTCGAAGAGCCATTGTTGCTTGATGCTTATTGCAAGTTGGATGCAGCCATGAAACGCCATCGAAGATTGCGTGTGATGTCAGCGCTCAAAGGCAAGCCTGTTGATATTGCAGGCACTGGTTGGTTTGAACATTTTGGCGAAGTTGACAATTGGCGTTATGTGGGGCAGCAACCCCATGCAGCGCTTGGCGTGATGGTCCAACATTATGCCGGCTTAGTTAACTTTGATGCGAATTGGGATTCATCGCCACATGATCGCATGTGTACAGCGCTTATGATGAATCGACCCGTCATGAGCAATTTGAATGAAGAGAGTGTCAATCCATCGGTTGCAAATTATGAGCATGGACAAGGTGACGAGTCATTTGAAAAGCAAATCCATCAGTGCGTTGAGCGCGTGATGGATTTGAGGGAAAACATTTCTTATAAGATTTATTCCGTACGAGTTGACCATTTGACATGGACAGCGCGTGTTTCTGATTTTCTTAGTGAGAGGGATCGTTGTGAGTGAAGAAAAACAAGAAGTCATTGAACAGCCCGTTTATATGCTTGGCGATGTGATGTTCGTGCCGCACTACTCGAAGAAAGAGTGGTGGGTTTGCGCTGGCGGCATGGAGCGATCAACGAAGTGGCTTGTCGAGCGCTACGCCAAACGTAAAAAAGAAATGCTTTGGTCGCGTTACTGGACAAATGACAAGACACAAGACTGACATTGAAAGTTATAGTAATCATGGCACAATATTGCCTCCATGAAACGCAGGAATTACCACGTCAAGCAAGTGGAGAGCACGCCAAACACGGAAGTGCTGTTGCGTTACATGCAACGCGAGATCCTGCCAGCGGATCGCGTGATATGCCCATCACAAGGATGGTGGTGGGTAGCGTATCGTGGGGAAGAGGCTTGCGGGTTTGGTTGCTTGATGCAGTCAAGCCAGTGGGAGGATACCGTTTACCTGGCGCGTGCTGGCGTGATGTTGTCGCACCAAGGTTTCGGTATCCAAAAGCGTTTGATCTCAAGGCGCACAGCGTTTGCCAGGTCAATAGGCATGCGTTGGGCGGTGAGCGATACAACGGACAATCCAGCGTCCGCCAACTCGCTTATTGCGTGCGGGTTCAAGTTATTCGAGCCAAGCAAGCCATGGGGATCGGAGCGCACGATCTATTGGCGGCGAGACCTTGCCTTATAAAGATTCAGAGGTTCGAAAAGCCAAGCAACGGGTCTACTCAAAACGATTTTTTGAGAAGAACCGCGAAAGCTACCTCGCCAAAGCAAAAGAGCAAAAACAAAAAGCAAGAAAAGAATGGGACGAATTCAAGTCCCAATACGTTTGCGCGCATTGCGGTATTTCTAATCCAGTGTTGCTTGACTTTCACCACGTCATTAAGACAGACAAGAAACGCATTGGACGCTTGCTGCAAAACAACGCAGTTAAGCAAGCAATCGAAGAAGCAAAAACAAAGTGCATTGCGCTATGCAGCAATTGCCATCGGTTAGTTCATCAACAGGAACGCGTGAGAGCGCGAAAGGGAAAAAAGCATGGCTTGGATCATAAGAGGAAACACGGTTGAATGGATTGAAGTGAAACCAGAAAAGCGCGTGAAGATAGGTAGCGCGTATCAGCCGCCACAAATCAATTATGTCGAATCCGATCAAGTGTGGATTCAAGACATCATGACGTTCAACAAATCACCTTGGATCTGGAATCCGCTGAAGGTTCCAGAGTGGATATTCACGGGCTTTGCTTGTGCCGCCATCAGCGTTGTGTTTAGCCTTTTGGCGAGGAGGTATTTGTGATGAGAGCGATTAAAGCCAAATTAAAGGAAAAGAACAATGAGCAAACAAGAGCCTGTAGCGCATGTTTATCGGATTGAAGCAAATGGTAGGCCTTGTGTCGCATGGGATGACGCAAGTGAAATTAAGGTTGGCGCAAAACTTTACGCTGCACCGCGTGAATGGGTTGGGCTGACGGTAAATGAGGCGCGAGATTTTTATGAGAGCGACCTAAGCCGAGAAGACCTAATACACAAGATAGACGAGTTTTTGGAGGAGAAGAATCATGGCTAAACTTCCATACACATTTACCATCTGCCCAGATGAGGAACCGCCAAAGCTGTTTACCGCATTAACGCCAAGATTGCTCTTTGCCATGCGTAATGGTGTTGCAGACATGACGATTGACCAGAAGCAGCTTGTTTGGCCTGCCTCAAGAATAGGCGTGACAACAATAAATAATCATAAGGACAAATCAAAGGAGAAAAACACATGACTAATTTTTGCCAAAATTGTGGTGGTGCTATAAGCCTGCATTTCTCTACGCTTCCAGGCTGCAGATGTGTAAATCACCCACCAATAAATTATGTAATTAAGCAAATAAAGCGTAAATGGGTTGGGCTGACGGATGAGGAACGCGACAGCATAAAACACAATTATCACAACATGACGTGGACCCTTGAAATGTTTGCTAGAGCCATTGAGCAAGCCTTGAAGGAGAAGAATCATGGATAAAAAAAACATCATCAAGCTGGCGCGGGAGGCTGGACTTGACCCAGATCTTTGGAATTACACCGATGCTTTTGAACGCTTCGCCTCCCTTGTTGCCGCGCATGAACGTGAGGCGTGTGCGAAGGTGGCAGAAGAGCCGTATGAATTCACAAGCGAGGAATCTCATCGCATAGCAGCCTCCATCCGAGCAAGGGGAAACACATGAACCGCGAAGAAGAAATTTTAAAGGCCATAGCCTCCGAGCGGGAGGCGTGTGCGGCCGTGTGCTGCGACATGATCGACGCCGAATACAAGACCGGCAAAGTTGACCACAACGAGATGGCTTGGACGCAAGCCTGCGCCGCTGCCATACGAGCAAGGGGGAAATACATGAGCAGAGAAGCTATGAAACACACACCGGGGCCGTGGTTCAGTCGGTACGACGACAACGGCTTCTACGAAATCGGATCCGAGGCTGTCAGCCTGCGTATGGCATTTACGCACGGAGAAGGCGAAACCGATGAAGCCAACGCCCGCCTGATCGCCGCCGCGCCTGATCTGTTGGCGGCGTTGAAGGCAATTATGTTTCGTATGCAAACAGACCTTGAGGCCGGCCATGGATGGGCGGTGGTGGAGCGAGATCTTGCACGTTCCGCTATCGCTAAAGCAACAGGAGAGAAAGCATGAACAGAGAAGACATTATCCGCATGGCGCGGGAGGCTGGGCTTTGTGTGGGGACAAACCTTAGCGGCGTTGTCCTTGTTGGCGCCCCTGCGGAAATAGGGCTGGCGCACCTGATCATTGAAGAACTTGAACGCTTCGCTGCCCTTGTTGCCGCTGCCGAGCGTGAGGTGTGTGCGAAGGTGTGTGAGGCCGCCGACAAATCCACGCATCCGGCTGATCTTGCGGACGCCATACGAGCAAGGGGAAACACATGAACCGCGAGGACATCATCAAGCTGGCGTGGGAGGCTGGGATCGGGCCTGTCTACGGTCACGAGAGCATCGAACGCTTCGCCGCCCTTGTCGCATCAGCAGAGCGTGAGGCGTGTGCGAAGGTGTGTGATGAGAAAGTGGACGCTGAATATGCGACAGGGAAGGTTGACCATAATGAAATGGCGTGGACGCAAGCATGTGCAATAGCCATCAGAGCAAGGGGTGAGCGATGACAGACGTTGAGATCCAACGGATGGCGCATAACCTCGGACTTGTTCACCACACCGATCAAGTCAAGTGGTTGGTGAAACAGATTCTCCGCAAACACAAGCCGCTGACGAAAACCGAGAAGATTTACCTTAACCATCTTACGCAGCCCTATTCGCTTATCGAGTTATCAAAGCATTTCGGCTGCACGACTGAAGGCGCAAGGAAGCACCTCAAAGCACTGATGGCACGAGGATTGGTTGAGAGGGAATCAAAGTACAAGTGGACCAACGGAAAGCACGGTGCTTGGGCCTGGTATTACAAAGCAAAGGGAAAACAATGACACAACATTCAGAATGGTCGCCATCAGCCGCAGACAGGTGGATTGCATGTCCAGCATCCATTCGTTTATCGCGCGGCATTCCACGCTCACCGGCTGGTGAGGCAGCGCAAATCGGTACAGCCGTTCATTCTCTATCGCAAATGGTTTTAGAGCTTGGCGTTTCGCCTAATGGGTATATCGGCCAAGAGATTGATGGCATCACGATCACGGATGAAATGGCGCATTGGGCGCATGTGTACACACAATTTGTTTCTGACTTGGAGCAAGACGATTACGGTGCAGCGCTGATCGAAAAGCGCGTGACGGTAACGAACTTATCAGGCGCCAATGTCTTTGGAACGGCTGATTGTGTGGCGTTTAGCGACACGGCTTGCGTGGTGGCGGATCTTAAGACAGGCATGATTAGCGTTAGCCCTGACTCGCCACAATTGAAAATCTATGCTTGTGGCTTATTGAACACCGTACCCAAAACGGTTGAAACGTTCAAATTAGTCATCGTGCAACCGCGGGAAGAGCCAGCGATTAAAGTGCATGAGATGAGCCGCCATGATCTGATGGCGTGGAAGCAGTCAGTGCTTGATCCTGCCATCGCAGAAACGATGCGCGCTGACTCGCCAACGAATGAAGGTGCGCATTGCCGCTGGTGCCCTGCGCGTTCAGCGTGTCCTGAAAAGGTTGGCAAGGTGTACATGATTGCCAACACGAAAGAAGTTGATGCACTTAGTGATACAGAAATCAATGCACTGCTTGGCGTGGCGGATGATGCCGAGCAAACGATCAACGCCATCAAGCAACGGGCAACGAAAGCCTTAGAAGATGGACGCGCGCTTGCGGATTGGGAGTTGGTCGCCAAGCGCGCGCAGCGCAAGTGGCGCAGCGAGCGCCAGGTGTTGGAATTTGTCAGCGAAACAAAAGGCGCGTATAAGGTCACGCCTTTGACACCCGCGCAAATGGAAAAGCAATTTCCAGAGATTTATCAGCATTTGGATGAATTGGTGACATACGAATCAAGTGGCTTAACACTTGGGCGCAAGAAAGCGCCAAACTTCACCGCTTAACACTTCAAAAGGAAACTCTCATGTTAGGACTATCTGGTGGTGGATCTGGACTCCCCTATATTCGTTACTCGCCTCAAGGAAACGCCTGGACGAATAAAGAAGGACAGGAAATCCAAATGAGTCAAATGGTGTTTGATATTGACGCCACACAAACGGGTTGGTTGCATTTGGATGTTGGTGTGCGTGATTGGCAACCGGACCCAGAGTTAGGACGGAAAGGTGCGCAGCCAAGCGAAGCGCACAAGCGCGGATTCGTTGCGCGGTTTTACAGCAAAGCGCTTGGCATGGTTGAGTGGTCATCGAATGGTGCCGGCTCAAACATGGCGCTTGAAGGGCTTTATATGATGTGCTCCAAAGATCGAGCCGTGAACGAAGGCAAGGTGCCTGTTGTGAAGTACGTTGGCGCGGAACTGATGAAAGTTGGGAAGGGCAACACGCGCAAACCTAAGTGGGAATTGGTGCAATGGATACCGAGACCCGCGGCAATGGATGGCGAAGACGAAGCGCCCGTTGCGCCAGCGCCCAAGGTGGATGAAGAATTCTAAGCGTCACAACGGAACGCGCCCCGACTTTTTAGTCGGGGTTTTTTGACGCCATAGAAAGGGGAGTCAATGAACGCAGAACAAATGGCGAAGATGCTTGGTAACGCCAAGCGTTATAAGCGAGGGTGGTTAGCGTCTTGCCCTGTACCAGGCCATGGAAGTGGGAACGGTGATAAGAATCCATCGCTTGCCATCACGGATGGCGATAATAAGTTGCTGTTTAGGTGTTTCGGTGGGTGTGATCAAGAGTCAGTGTTTAACGCTGTCAAACCCATGCTTGGCGATGGAAGACTTGCGTGGAACTCATTGCCGCCAAGAACATTAAGGAACGATCAACTGGACAACGTAAAACCCATCAGGTTGCGCGAAGTCTATGCTTGGGACTATGTAACAGACGATGGCGAGATAACAGCACAGAAGGTGCGTTATCAGTTGCCGGATGGCAGGAAAACGTACAGGCAATTTAGGATCGTGGAAGGGCAGCGGATACCAACGATTTCGGGTTGGGAACCGATACCGTTTCAATTGCCGCTTATGTCCGCCAATCCAAACAAAGTGGTCTTCATTACGGAAGGCGAGAAAGCGGCAGAGCATTTAGCGGCATTTCTTGGCGTTGTGGCGGTATCAGCGCACGCCGGAGCATCGGATTGGCCGGAAGCCATCACGCCTTATTTCAAAGACAGAAACGTTGTGATCTTGCCGGATCATGATTTACCTGGTTGGCGTTATGCCGCCAAAGTTGCCCATGCTTTGCAAGGCGTAGCAGCGCAGATCCGTGTCATTGATTTAGGCATGGACGTGATTGGTGATGATGCTTACGAGTGGCTCGATCAGGAAAACGATCTTGAGGATCTAAAAGAGCTAGTACATGAAACGCCGATCTGGCAAGGCGAAGCGATTGAGCCGCCAGAGCGATTAGTTAACGAGAAGAAAGCCGAAAAGGAACCGGAGTCAGTCACGCCTGAATCGGAACCGTTTAGCGATCAAGCGCCACGTAGATTTCGCGTTGAGATGTGGCGTGACGCCAAAGATGAGCCGGTGAAATGGTTGATCGACAAGATCGTTCCAGAGGGTGGTTTTATGGCGTTATACGGACCACCAGGCACGTTTAAGTCATTCATTGCCTTGCACATGGCCGCCATGGTTGCAAGTGGACAGGCATGGCTTGGCCATGAGGTCCATCAGCAAGGTGGCGTGTTGTATGTGGCAGGTGAGGGGCATGGTGGTATTGGCACGCGTATCGCAGGACTTCGAAAGGATTATGGCTTTAACGACATACCAGTTGGCGTCATCCGTTCGCAAGTGAACCTGAGATCATCGGAAGCGGATTTCACGGATCTTTTGCTCGCCATCGCGGAGAGCGAGATCGAGAAGCCGCGGTTAATCATTATCGACACATTAGCCAGGGCGTTCGCCGGTGGCAACGAGAACGCCAGTGAAGATATGGGTGCATTCATCGCGCAATGCGGAAGGCTTCAAGCCGCCACACAAGCCGCGTTACTTGTTGTACATCACTCAGGAAAAGATGCGTCATTAGGACTCAGAGGGCATTCAAGTTTTCTTGGTGCCGTTGACACGCAGATTGAGATCACCCGCCATCAGGAACAGTTATCAGGGCAACTAAAGCTGACTAAGCAAAAGGATGGCAAGGACGGTATAGAGGTTTATTTTGCGCTTGAAACGGTAGCGCTTGAATCGCCACAAGGATTGGGATTTGAGGATAACGAGTCATCAACGCTTGTCGTTAAAACGTTTACGGGTGAGTTGCCTGACATTGATACGTTTGAGCCGCCACAAGGAAAAGGGAAAAAGACAGGGCGAGGAAAGCATCAAGTAGTGGCGCGGGAAGCGTTGCGCCATGTCGTTAAAACGCAAGGCGAGTACCGGATTATGCAAGGCGAAAGGCATCGGTGCGTGACGATTGATGCGTGGCGCGAAGAGGTTTATAAGCGACTCGGAAGCGATGTCGAGGAAAGCGATAAGCGCAAACGGTGGAAGGAATTGCGCGATACGCTGTCCGAAAATGGGTATGCCGCCATGAGAGATGAGTGGGTTTGGATAGCGTTAGCGTCCGAAATGAGCCGGAATGAATTTTAGTGTCCGAAATAACGGTGTCCGGAATAGGTTAAAACGTCCTAAAGTGTCCGGAATAGCGTCCGAAACAGTCCGGAATACGCCACGAACAAAAAGCGAACGCGTCCGAAATGTGTGTGTGTCTGAAAGACACACATTCGGACGCTTCAATGTTTCGGACGCTTAAGTAGGACGCTAGGGGTTTTGTGTTTTTCCCATGGCGGCTACAACGGAAAGCGGGAAGCTGGAAGTGGGAAGTGGAAAACGAAAAAGGAAGGAGTTGATGTATGGCGGGTAAACAGCGAAGAGGGAAGGTCCATACGGATCTTCATGGCGGCTCACCGTTTGACGGATTGAAGCAACCGTTTGAAGAGAAGGATCAGATCCTTTTGGCGATGAACGCTGTGGCGGTGAGCGTCATGGCGAGGAAACGCAAAGCGGATGAGCGTTGGGGATTGGATCGTTTGGCGGAATTAGTTAGTGAGGAAACGCGCTTAAGGTTTTGGAAACAGTTGTCGCGTTGTCGGTTGGCGTATCAAGCGCGTGACGTTGAAGGGTATCGCTCGGCTTGTGGCGGGATGATTAGAGCGTATGACGCGTTAGAGAAGGAAGCTGAATCGCTTGGCGCGGAACCGGTGACGGTTGATGTGATGGAGGGTCAGCGGGATGATGGGAGTGTTTTCGGTGTGGCGGCTAACGCTGACTCGGCTTGGGCTTATTCGTTGCAGCGTCCGAGCGTTGACGTGTGGACGTTAGAAGAGTTGGCGGTGATCTTGGCCGCGCCAGTGTTTACGCAAGCCGTGAGACTGAAACGCGAGATACCCGGCTGCGAAGTGATGTCGATCATTGTGCCGGATGACGTTGAGCCGGTATTTGGCAAGGATACAAAGGACGCTTACACTTTGAGCGATAAGACGATGAAGGTGTTTGAGGACATGCGAACAAAGGGGAAGAAGTGATGAGTGATGAGAAAGCGCGTGATGCGGAGATTGGTGGCGTTGTAGCGGGTAGTGCGGAGGTTGACGAGGAAGAGCGCGCTCTGCGCGAAGCGCAAGGCGCGGTGGTGGAGATGAGTAATCAGAAGAAACGTGACATCGCGGCTATTGTCAACAAAGTTGTCCACAAGTTTGGCGGACCGGATACAGTGTTTTCGCTTATCGCGGATGGGAAGCCAATTACACACTTGGCGCGTGACATGGGAATCACATCGCTTGAATTTTACGCGTGGGCGGAGAAAACGCCCGAGAGGAGGCGCGGCCTCGCGCACGCACGCGAGTTGGCCGCCCATCGCCTGGCGGAGCAAGGTTTGGAGATTGTCGATACAGCGACACCGCAAACCGCGAACCTGGCGAACATTCAATCAAAGTACCGCCAATGGTTAGCAGGGAAGTGGAACCAGCAAGCCTATGGCGAGCAAAAGCAACAGATCGCTGTACAGGTCAACATGAACCAAGCGCACCTGATGGCGTCGCGTGTTGTCGATCATGTTCACGCCGTAAACGACGAGAACAACACGGTGGATGCTGCACCGCACAACGGCTGACGGGTAGCGGGTCGCGCCGCCGCGGCGCGCGCTCGACCCCCCCCCCTTCTCGCTTTCGGCGGGGCGGCGTTGGCGCGGGACCAAACACGCGCCCCTCTGCGCCATGCGCAATTGGGCTATTTACACGCCATTCGCTTTCCGTTTACACGCCATTCGCTTTCCGCTTACACGCCATTCGATTACGCGTTCCGCGCTTACGCGTTCAGCGCCAACGCCAACCCCCCACGCCCCCACACATACCGTTCGTCGGCTAGCGAAAAAAATTTCCAATAGCGCCACACGTCAAACTGTAAACGTGGTGTAATTCATTCATCAACACAACAAGAGGGAACGCATGAAATCTTCAAACATTACTTTGGTTATTGGCGGCGCTATGTTTGGTGCGTTATACGCCATCATGATTTGGTTGGCGTTATGAGCGTTTACGCTTATTTGCGCGTGTCCACGGATGAACAGGTCAACGGGACGAGTTTGAACACGCAGCGCAGAGAGGTAGAGGGTAATGCGCTGACGCACAACGTTGCCATTGATCGGTTCATCGAGGATGCTGGCGTGTCAGGGCATCTTGGATTCATGGATCGTTTGGCGGCAAACGGTGTGACGCTTGAGCGTGGTGACACGGTGATTGTGTCAAAGCTAGATAGGTTTAGCCGCAACTCGATGGATACGTTGAACGTTGTGCACGCGTTTAAGCGTGACGGTATTCGATTGATCATCAATGGCCATGGCGATGTCACGGATGAAAAGAATATTTACGGCCAGTTGATGCTTGAGATCATGGCGGCATTTGCCACCCACGAGCGCCGAGTGATCAAAGATCGACAGCGCACAGGGCAGTCAGCGAAGAAGGCATCCGGCGGTCATATTGGCGGCAAACCACCGTTTGGTTATGGCGTAGAAGGTAGCGGCAAAGATGCGCGCCTGGTGCCGATTGATGATCAGCAAGAAGCGTTGAAAACGATCAAGGCTTTATCGGGCAGGTACTCGCTGCGCATCATTGCGTGGGAAGTGGGAAGGCGTCACAACGTGAAGGTTTCGCATACGGCTATCAAAAAGGTGATTGATCGTGGATGCCGGTAATGATTTAGTGAAGTTATTTCGGGATGCGTTGGCGAAATACAGGCCCAACGCTAGGCTTTTTGTGCGCGAAGTGATTGGTGTTGAGCCTGATATATGGCAAGGAGAATTTCTTGATGCCATATCGAGTGGCGAAAGGAAGATCAGCGTGCGATCAGGTCATGGCGTTGGTAAGTCAACAGCGGCATCGTGGGCGATGCTTTGGTTTGTGTTGACGCGCTACCCATCGAAAGTGGTGGTGACAGCGCCAACGTCAGCGCAGTTGTATGACGCACTGTTTGCCGAGTTGAAGCGTTGGCACAAGGAATTGCCTGATGCTTGGCGTGAGTTGTTAGAAGCCAAAACGGATCGCATTGAACTCAAAGCATCACCCACGGAAGCGTTTATATCGGCCAGGACATCGCGTGCCGAGCAACCCGAAGCGTTGCAAGGTGTGCATAGCGATCATGTGATGCTTGTGGCGGATGAAGCGTCCGGCGTTCCTGAAGCCGTGTTTGAAGCCGCCGCGGGTTCGATGTCAGGTCATAGCGCCGTGACGATTTTGCTTGGCAACCCAACGAAATCGAGCGGGTTTTTCTTTGATACGCACAATCGTTTGAAGGATGAATGGTGGACGCGTCGCGTGTCTTGCTATGACTCAAGGCGCGTGAGCAAGGAATATATCCAGGACATGGCTTCGCGCTATGGCGAGGAATCCAACGCGTTTCGTGTGCGTGTGTTGGGTGAGTTTCCTGCAACCGATGACGATACGTTGATTGGCGTTGAACTTGTTGATAGCGCGTTTCACCGTGACGTTGCACCGACAGAGTCACCCGTGATCTGGGGTTTGGATGTAGCAAGGTTTGGCACGGATTCCACGGCACTTGCTAAAAGGAAAGGGAACACGGTGACGGAAATTAGGAAGTGGAGGAACCTGGATCTGATGCAAACAACGGGTGCCGTGGTGAGCGAGTACGAGGTGACGCGTCTTGAGGATAGGCCTGTTGAGATACTGGTTGACTCGATAGGGTTAGGTGCTGGTGTTGTTGATCGGTTGCGTGAGTTGAATATGCCAGCGCGTGGCGTGAATGTTTCAGAGTCACCTGCTTTGGGTAATACCTACATCAATTTGCGGGCCGAGCTATGGGGTCGCATGAAAGCGTGGCTTGAAAAGCGTGATTGCAAGGTGCCTAAAGATGAGTCGCTTTTGGCGGAACTCGTTGCACCGCGCTACTCGTTTAATTCCAGCGGCAAGATGAAACTTGAAAGCAAAGATGAGATGCGCAAGCGCGGCATGGGTTCACCCGATATGGCTGACGCTTTGGCGTTGACCTTTGCCAGCGAAGCAGGAACCGCGTTGTATGGTAAGGCTTATAACTCCCAATGGGGTAAGCCAATTAAAAGGAACTTGAGGGCAGTTGTTTGATGGAAATAACACCTATTACTTTTAAAGAGGCAAATGCTTTTGTGGCTAAGTTTCATAGGCATCACAAACCTATGCAAGGTTGTAAATTTTGCGTTGCTGTAAGCGACGGCGATAAAGTTGTTGGTGTTGCTATCGTTGGAAGGCCGGTCGCAAGAATGCTTGATAACGGTTGGACGCTTGAGGTCAATCGTTGCTGCACAGATGGGACTAAAAATGCTTGCTCAATGCTTTATTCGTCTACATGGAAAGCGGCAAAGGCTTTAGGTTATAAGCGTTTAATAACTTATACGCTTCCAGAAGAAGGTGGAGCGTCATTAAAAGCGAGTAATTGGGTTTGCTTAGGTTTGCGAGGGGGTGGTAATTGGAACGTCAAATCACGACCTAGAGTTGATACAAGCGAGTTACTAAGAGGGCAAAAATTACTTTGGGAAGCAAATTAACAGGAGAAAAGGAAATGGCAAGTCACGCAAAAATGTTTAAGGAAACAAGAAAGAAGATGATCTTTGATTACTTGAAAGGGTTAAAGAACCCTGTCAACGCTTGGCACCTGGCTGAGAAGTTCGACATAACCACCAAAAGGGTTGATCAACTCATGTCCGAATTGGCGGCTGACGATCTTGTTGTGAAGTCCAAAGGGATCAAGGATATTGATATGCCTTGGAAGAAAACCTTTGTGAATTACTTTGAAGTGAAAGAGGAGTACAAAACGTTTAAGCCGCGTAAGCCAAAGGAGAAAGTGCTGTGGCATAACCCGTTTGGCATAAGGGCGGCGTGAAAGACTACCTTGCAGGCCAAGCCATATGGCGCACACCAGACGATGATCCGCCACCGTTAGGGGTAAAGATGCTTTTGCTCAACCCTGGTGGCGTGTGCGTGATCGGAACATGGGAGGCGTGGGCCATTGCCTGGGCACCGCTGCCAAAGTTGCCTGACCATATTAAGGATGCGTTGAAATGAAAGACTTAACGATTGGCGATGTGATGGGCATTGCCAGGAATACGGGGTTTGATCAGCATGCAGAGAATCTATTTATCTTTGCAGCGCAGATTGAGTTTGTGGCAAGCGAAGCGCGCTTAAACCATTGCATCGAAGTGCTGGAGAAGAACGGTTACACGGATGCAGCAGATTTATTGAAAGGACAGGGATGAACCTAGAGCAAATGGCGATCAAAGCCACGGTTAACAGTTTGGTTGAGAACATCCACCCGTCCGTCAAAGTGGACGTGGCAAACGAAATTGCGCAAGAGCTGCTTGAGCTAACCGATCAGCTATTGGCGGATTGCGTGGAGTTGCTGAGGCTTTTGAAGCGCGATTAACACGCCGCTTGCATTTTTGCAAGCCTATTGATAAGGTGCGCGCATGAAAACCAAACCCGTTTGGGACAAGCCACGTCCAAAATCAGTTGGCAAGAGCGAACCTTTATCCAAAAAGGAAAAGGCTAGCGCAAAGGCAATGGCGAAGTCCGCTGGCCGCCATTACCCTAATTTGGTTGATAATATGCGCGCTGCGAGGAAGAAGTGAGCAAGAACCTTCGCGATTCGCAGGGCCAGCTATGGCCCGCTATTGTCGGCAAATTTGGCACGACAACGTTTTTAACCGTTGACAATACAAGTCAGCAGTCACACGCCGCGGGAACGGGCGTCACGCTCATGCGCGTGGCGGTTGCCAACACAGATTCGCACGTTCACTTTGAAATTGGCACAAACCCAACGGCAACATCGACAAGCATGATCATGCCAGCGCCATGTATTGAGTATTTTCGTGTTGCGCCTGGTGACAAAATAGCGTTTCTGCGAGGCAGCGCGTCTAACATCAACGTATCCATTACGGACATTATTCCATGATGAAGAAAACCAAAGCCGAAAAGAAGATCAGCAAAGTGATGCGCGAGTACAAGGCGGGTAAGTTGCATTCCGGTAGCAAGGAAGGCCCGAAGGTTAAGAATCCCAAGCAAGCCGTTGCGATTGCGCTTTCCGAGGCAGGGATCACGCGGAAGCCGATGTGATGCAATGCCCTATTGAAACCACGGATGCACTGGCGAACCTAAAGAACAGGAATTGGGCTTTTGCCAACGTGGGTTACGGCCCTGCTAATCCTGAAATGCCAAACGATGAATTTTGGCAAGCAAAATCAAAGACTTGGAACACTGACTTAGAGCAAGCCATGAGTATGCGTTGCGGTAATTGCGCAGCGTTTATTCAGACGCCAGAAATGATCGAGTGCATCACAGACGGTATGCACGGCGAAGATGGCGAAGAAAGCGACGAAGAAAGCGACGACGATTATGAAGGCGACGCTGAAAACGCCGCTATGGAAGGCGAAGAAAACGATGATGAAGGCATGGACGTTGATCTTGAGGAGGTTGTTCAAGAAGCCGCAAACCTCGGTTATTGCGAACTCTTCCATTTCAAGTGCGCCGCAGCAAGAACATGCGACGCATGGCTTGTTGGCGGCCCCATCACACGAACCCAAGATAGTCGACGCTCAATGCAAGCTATGCGTTTCTATCGGTCAAACTTCCCACAACAAGGTTGAATGGCGTGATTAAGCGAGGATCAGAAACGTTTTCCGGTTACAACAAGCCAAAGAAAACGCCAAGCCACCCCACAAAAAGCCATGCTGTTTTGGCGAAATCGGGTGATGAGGTCAAGCTGATTCGTTTCGGGCAACAAGGCGTAAGCGGAAGTCCTGAAGGATCCAAACGAAACGAGGCTTTCAAAGCACGCCATGCGGCAAATATTGCCAAGGGTAAAATGAGCGCTGCTTATTGGGCCAACAAGGTGAAATGGTGACACATGGACATTGAAGCGGAACTTGCAACGGGCATCAAATCCGGCCAAAAGATGGATGACACGGAGATTCAAGCCGTTGTTGCCGCTGAACTTTATGACGCTGTTAATTTCATCGACTTAGAGATTGGCAATCTTCGCGCCAAAGCCACCGAGTATTATTTCGGCGATGCGTTTGGCGACGAAGAAGAGGGTCGCAGCCAAGTTGTTTCAATGGATGTGCGCGACACCGTACAAGCCATTTTGCCAAGCCTTATGCGCATTTTCTTTTCCAGCGAGAACGTTGTGCAGTATGTGCCGCGTTCCAAAGAAGATGTGCCGATGGCAGAGCAAGCCACCGACTATGTCCGATACATTCTGAACGAAGACAATAATTTCTTCGTGACGCTTCACGCCGCTTTCAAAGATGCTTTGGTGCGGAAAACGGGTGTAATTAAGTGGTGGATTGATGAAAAGGTCTACCAAAAGAACGAAACGTATAGCGGCATGGATGATGCGCAGCTAACGTTATTGCTGAGCCAGGATGGCGTTGAAATGGTTGATCTTCAAAGCGAGATCGACAACAACGCGCCACCGCCCGTTATTGATCCAGTCACTGGTCAGCAGTTAACGCCAACCGTGATGGTTCACGAAGTCAAGATCCGTCGCAAGACAACGATCAAGAAAGTGCGTGTTGAATCGTTGGCGCCTGAAGAATTCATTATTGATAGACGCGCTCGCAGTTTTGAAGACGCCGATATTGTTGCTCACCGCAAACTAGCCACTGTTTCTGAGTTGGTTGCCATGGGTTATGACCAGGAAGAGGTTGAAGCCAATACGGGTGAGGATGAGCTAGACACAAACATTGAGCGCATTGCCCGCAATCCCGCGCAAATGATGTTTGGAGAAAGCGACAACAATCCCGCGCAGCGCAGAATCCTGTACCTGGAAGCCTATATCCGCATGGATATGGACGGTGATGGACTTGCCGAGTTACGCAAGATTTGCACCATGGGCCCGTCTTACAAAATCGTGGCGAACGAACCAGCTGACGATATTCCGTTCACTTACTTTGTGCCCGATCCTGAGCCTCATACCTTTTTTGGTATGTCAACGGCTGATGTGACGATGGACATTCAGCGCATCAAATCAGTGATCCTTCGCAATATGCTTGATTCCTTGGCGCAATCCATTCACCCGCGCACCGCGGTTGTGGAAGGTCAAGTGAACATGGATGACGTGCTGAACAATGAGAACGGCGCAATCATTAGGATGCGCGCACCAGGCATGGTGCAGCCATTTTCAACGCCATTTGTTGGTCAGCAAGCGTTTTCCATGATCGAATACATGGATCAGGTTAAAGAAGCGCGCACTGGCATGTCGAAAGCGTCGATGGGCTTGAATGCAGACGCATTGCAATCTACGACGCGTTTGGCGGTCCAAGCGACTGTTCAAGCCGCTCAACAGCACATCGAGTTGATTGCACGCATCTTTGCCGAAATCGGCATGAAGCGGTTATTTAAGGGATTGCTGCGCCTGATCACGCAAAACCAAGATAAGCCTCGCGTTGTCCGTTTGCGCAACCAGTGGATTGAAGTTGATCCGCGTGGATGGGACGCCATGATGGATGTGAGCGTGAACGTTGGACTCGGCACGGGCAATAGCGATGAGCGTTTGCAATTCTTGCAAGCCATTGCCGCCAAGCAAGAGCAAATCCTGCAAAGCCTTGGGCCAAACAATCCATTGGTGACGGTTGGTCAGTACGCAGGAACGCTTACCAAGATTATCGAGTTGGCGGGATACAAGGACACGACGCAATTTATC